ATTCAGTTCAGGAACTATCAGCAAAAGTCACTGCCCTCGAAGCAGGGTAGAATAAACCTATTCATTCTTAATTCTCATGGAAGAAAAAACAGCCGATGAAGTAGCAGCAATTTTTACTGCTGCTGGAGATAGCGTTACTGTTATCGACACTGCTAAAACATCTGACGAATCTGATGCAGATTTTAAAGCCAAGATTCAAAGGAACGTAGATCACCTTGAAATAATCAAGGCTTATAAAAAGACAGATGGAACAACTTCTATCTGGGGTTCTGAAAGTTTTACCGCTATTGATGCGGCAATCACTAAAGGTAAAGGTTTACTCTGATATGCAAAAAATTATTAACATCATCGCTATTGCGTCTGGTGCTGTATCTATCGCTATTGTCGGGAGTGGTATATTTGTATACCTACAAAGAGATCAACTTATTAATAAGGTTAAGTCTCAAGTCCTTGAATCAGTTACTGGATCACTACCTTCTTTAGTAGATACTAAACTCCCAAGTATGACTGGACCGGCTAGTCCAATTCCTTCTGCTGGTTTAGGTATAAGTTTTCCTAGATAATGGAACAAATACCTGATATTGATATTCAGGTTACTCAGATAAGTACACCACATATTCAAATATGGAGTTTACCTGTACAACCTACAGCTCCTCAGACTCCACCAGTTACTGTACTTATTGGTACTCCTGTAGTTGATATACCAGGTTGTGTTGAATTTCACCCTGATGATAAGAGGGCACAAAATTTACCAATAGAGGATAATAACGGTTTAAGAACACTATGTCCTAACGGACATTATCCTAGTTTCAATGCTATGGATTATAGTCCTGAGGATTTAATTTATACAACTGCAGCGCAACCTCCTGCTTATGCAGCTCCACCTGCTCCTGACACGCCAGAGACAAAAGTACCTGAAGTACCTAAGAAAGAGGTACCATGTCCTGGTCCTAATGCTCCACGTATAGGAGATTTTGCTCAGAATCAAAAAGAAAAGGTAGTAGGTTTTGAGTTAAATGAAGATAAGACAATTTGTATAACGTTATATGAGGATATTGGATTTACTGAACAATACTTACCCTCACCACAAATTGCTTCTACTACTGCAATTATTGCTTCTACTGCTGTTATTTCTAGTGTCCTTGCAAAGCCTTTAGCTGACTTACTTCTAAAAACTGTAAAACCTATCGTCAAAAAAGTTATTACAGTAGTTCAAAAGAAGCTTGGTAAGACTCCGAAAAAATTAACTATTTCTGAGATTCGTTCAAATCAGTACCGAGAGAAAAGGAGTCTCCCTCCTTTAAAGGAGCCGAAGAAGAAATAGAGTGTTTATGAGGACCAACTACACCTGGAGGATTCACCAACATGACGTCCGAGCAGATGACTGCTGACTTTGATTTAGGATGAAAGGCTACTCCCGCTTTTAATAGTTCACCACAATTTTTTAGACGTGCTATTTCAAAATCTAATCTTTTATTAGCTATAAGTTGGTTCTGCAGGGCGAGTCGTGTATCCACTGATTTCTTACATCTGGATTGCAATCCTCTATCAAGGGGTACGGATATGGTGGCGGAAATTCCCAAGGACAAGTTGAATTGATCTTTTTGACCTGTTCTTGTTGGCACGTAGTAGAGAATGGAACCGGGATTATCGATGACTCCATCATTATCGGAGTCAGAGACATCATATACAGGATCATCATAGTAGTACTGTCTAGGTTTTTGAAAGCTATGACTATCAGTAATGAAGGGAGTGATATTTAGGGTAGGTCCTTGGCAACTGATTCCATCTCCGTAGGTGTTGGTAACGTATGGTCCTTGTAGAACTTGGATGGCTTGGTTGGTGACAGAACCTGAACTATTAGCCACAGGATTAGCAGTGGCGCTAACACCGCCAACGTCCGAAGCGCGTATTGCTGTCGGGAATAGTGCATTCGCATTTAATAAGACTAATAAAAGGTAGCTTAGTTGCTGAAAGTTGAAGTTGTGTCGGTGACGCTTTGGATTTCTGTGACTCTCTGGATTATTGTCTGGTTGACCATCCCAGGCGAGCGATAAGCTTCGGTAAATTGAAAGCTGCCAGCAGGATTTACTATTGTCCAGTCTGGTTTGTTTGCAGCGTCTAGACCCGTCCATGTAGAAGTCACACCTTGAAGCGTATTTGAATTACCTGTTACCGCATCTGGTGAGATGCTTGCCCCAGAATGATCGACATTAGTGCCGGTCACAGTATACTGCCACCCTGTCTGATAATCAATTGAATTTATCGTCTCCGTTACCTTAGATGTTGTCTCTGTATGGCTGGTCATTCCACCTTGAGTGAAATTTGGAATAACAGGAACTGCACCAGCTTCAGGTATAAACAGTAGTGATAAGAAGGTTAATAAGCGTTTTATCATAGCCTATTTAGTTCCCTATGACTACCTCGCTCACAAATTGCCCCGTCGCAGTGGTACCAGCTCCTCCACCGGTTATCGTCACTACTCCAGCGCTGGTAATCGTCCCTGCAAGGGTACCGGCAACACCACCAGATTGTGTTGTAGTATTACCAAAAGCTGGCATATCGGCTACCACACCAGTGGCAACATCCACACCACTACCTATTGCGGGTACTCCGTCTCCTTGAGTATAACTTTCTGAAAAACTGAAAGCACTGCCTACAGTATTTACATCATAAGTACCTGCTTTCATTGTTGCAGCAGCTGTTGCTGATCCAATCGTCAACCCTCCAAATACGTCGCTATTTCCAGTACCAACTTTAATGTTTGATCCTGAGACGGCGTAGGTTGAGCCGACTCTTTCTGCACTTGTTGCTGCTCCCGTGACCGATAGCTGAGTTGACGTTGATAGCCTATGAACTAGATCTGCCTTTACAGAAGGCGCAATAAAGAACATTAATAAGGGGATTAGTTTCCACATAGGACTAAATACTTTTTTGTCGCAATATAAGTTTACTAGAGGTTAAACTTAATACGTCTTGCTACTATACGATGACTGAAAAGGTAAAAGAATCTTCGGTAAAAAATGATACTGAAAAGAAAAAAGGTGTGTTTGGAAAAGTAAAAGATGCAATACTTCCTGATCAAGAAGAACAGGCTGCAATTATATCTACAGGGGTCAGAATTGTAGTACTTGGGTGGTCCGGTGCGATCTTGACGTTAAATTATGTTGCGATCCCAGGTGTGCCTCAACAAAAAATAGATCCAACCTTCATCGCGTCAGTGTTTACGGGCGTTCTCGCCAGTTTTGGCATTGCTACAGCGTCTAAAAAAGGTGATGGAACGATGAAAATGAATGGCGATAATAATGGTCAAGTTAGTAAGAAAGATATGGAGATAATGATTGAGAAAGCTGCTGCTAATTCTGCTGTACAAACTATTAGAATTGAGCAAGCTCCATTAGTAATTAAGGCTGAAAATCCTAATTCTAAAGATGATACAAAGTATCAGTTGTAACTAGATAAGGTTTGGTTAATATATTGTCAGCTTTTCTCTAAAATGTGTCATCTATTCATTGGGCATGGGTTTCCGTCACATCAAGATGTCATACATGGTTAAAAAGCCATCCTATAGATATAAATAAATTACCTGTTGAAGAGAAAGCTCAAGTAATGCCATCGCGCTCTATATTGCGCTGTAAGGTGCTTGATAGGCAGGATGAGCATACAAAACTAGATATGCGTGGTTTAGGCGACTGGTGGGTGTTAGATCGCCATTGGAATGGCTTGTCTACTGAGAAGGAAGATAAACCTTATGAAGTTGATGGAGATTTAATCTTTTTAAAAGATTTTCCTTATTACTACCAAGAGTCAGATAAGTATGACGATAGTCATGTTTTTACTTTTGCTATGTGCTTAAAATATCTCAAAACACCAGGTATTAACGGGGTTATGGATTATGTAGAAGCTGTTAATAAGCATGGTTTAAGCCGAATTAAAAGCTCAAATGCAAAGGCTTTAGAAGAATTTGGAATGAAAGCTACGTTTACCTACTCTGCTGATCCCGATGACATAAAAAAGCAGATAAGAGAGGGTCAGCCTGTTGCCGCTAGTTTGCTATGTCGAGGAACACCGGAATATCCGACTGGTAAGACTCATCTTGTAGCAATTACCGGAT